CATTTTTGGCCTTTACGCCAAATGCTAAGGCGTGAGCCTAGCACACTACTCCTAATGATCATTGCGTAACTCCTTCACTTATCTCAATATATGAGATGTGATCTAGTTCACACTAACTTAATTTCTTTTGACTTCTCATTAATATGTAACAGATGTAGCAGGATTGATCGCTAATAATCCAATTACCACATTTATTACATCTGATTGGTTCGCTCATTAGCTCTCTCTAACAGGATGTCCACTAATTCAATAAATGGTCTGCAATGTCGCTTCTGTACCATATAAAAGCGTTCGGTTATATCTCTCTGTGCATCATAATATTCCTGAATAGTCCAATCATACTTTGTTGCAACAGGTATAACAAAGATATTGTGGGTTTTTTGGCTAACAATTACATAGGCAAATGGCTTGATTATTTTGCTATCAAAGCCATAAACCGTGTCCACAATCAAAGGATTATGCGGGAAATCATCCACATCAATAAAGAATCGGCTACTACTTTTAACTTCTAGTATCAGATCATCAACCACAATGTCCTTCTCATTGAGGGTTTTATCCCTAATCTCAGCATGGGTAGTAGCAATGCTAAATTCAGGTACATCTACCTTTGGAATCCCAAATGTGGCCAGTAGGTCAGCCACATATAGGTTATAGCCATGACCTAGAGCCATAGCCCGGTAATAATCAAATTTACTCATGAACCCTGTACTCAATGTGATTGATGCATCCACATCCGGCGCACCTACGCACGCCGTTTACATTCATCATGCGTGGGTCATTGCAAAATTCACAACATTCACTAAATGGCACAATATCTACTTCAACGCCATCATCTGTAAATCTTGCCCTAACTCCGGTGGGGTCAATCATTTCCATATCACCCATTGTTAGCACCTGGGTAATACCATTTACCTGTTTCCTTACTCATGGTTGCCCATTTAGCATCACAACCCCTGCCGCACACATATCCATAAAACGGCGTTCCGCGCCCCTTAGATATGCCTGTTTTAAGTTGCATCTCACCATGTACGCAATGCTGTACAGCCGGTGTATCAGTAGCCAGCGCATCAACCACTTGATCTAAGCTCATTGGCACTGGATTGGCTACAACTTCTTCCTTCTTTTCTTCTATAAATTGATGGCGCAAAATTCTTTCCATCAAGGCTGACTTACTGCCAGGGCTTCCATACATTTGTTTTACTTCAGGCTGTGGCTCTACCGGCCTTGATAGTAAATCAGAATCTAATGTTGCTGTTGGGGTAACTGCCCAGGATTGCCGGGCTTTGGCGGCCATCACTTCTTGTTTAGATGCAACCCGCTTTGTAGCAGTTTTCATAGCCGCAACGATAGCCCGCCCCCAGGCAGATGTTTCACAAATCATTAACTCTGATCCGGCGGTCATGCCTTTACCTGGGATTTGTTCCCATGCAACTGCAACTCCAGGCCTTACATCATGAGGATCACGGTAACAGGCCGCTGTATAAACCACATAGGTTTTACCCTCAACCTGCACAATCTCATAAGGCTTGTTAGGATCATAAGGCTGTAATGATGCTTCAGGATAAGCTTCTTTCAGTTGCGCTATGCGCTCAGCCACATCAACATAATCATTCATGTTCATTATCTGTTTTCCTTATCCCAAAGGCTGACAACCTTCTCCATCAAATATTCATTGTCGGCTTCAAGCATTTTTTGGCGCATTGATGGGTGACTTCTCACGGTAAACTTTTCTACCTTTACATTAGTTTGCTTTGTATCGGTAGTACCGCGTTTGTAACCACTTTTAAATCCTTTGTCATAGCCATTTTCAACGGCCACCATCCATGTAACACCAATCAATAGTGCTACCAGCGTAAACAGGCAGATTGTTATCAACCAACCGTATATCTCATAGTTCATATTTCACCACTTCCTTGAACTTGTCTAACCAATAAGCTTCAACCATTTTGGCTGATAGCCTTCCTCTGATCTGCCTTGCGCCAATTGATTTTTTAGCGTGTTGGCGTATCAAAGAAGCTTTTACAAAATGCTTACGCTTTTCATCAACATAAGCACCGCTTTGTTTATCGTACTTAACTAATTCCAAACCATCACCGTTTCTAATTCAGCCGGTAAATCAACCGGATCAACATCATTAACTACCTGATAGATACTGCCATTTGGGTGTATAGATGGTGGCAGTACAACATAACCTTTATGTTTAATATCTATGCCTGGTATTAACTTGCCCTTAAATTGCTTTGTTTTATCGGCAAGATAATAGAAGTGATAGCCGTTATCTGTTTTAACTGTGTGCGTATTAGACGCTACACATATCCGGCGGTATTGTTCCCATAATGTCCTAGATGCAATATTGCGCTTATCAAAATCCAATACAACTAAATTAGATTGGGCAATGGCTAAGCCAATATTTAAATTATCATCGCCTTTAAACCACTTTTTGATAGTAGATAAATCATCACTTGCATCAAGATAACCGTGCCGTAAAAACTTGCATGGCTCTTTAGATTGTGGCTTTAATGGTAATACCCACCAACCTTTTTCAATATAAGCTACGGCGTTCATGCGTTTACCCATGATCCAGCGTAATTAGTTGTGAAACAATATTGAGCCATAGCATTGTCATAAGAAATGCTGTAATCCCAACGGTTTTGTCTTAGATATTCAGTAGCCAATACCACCGATGCATAATTTTCTGCCCAGTAAATAAATTGATGTGACCAACAAATTGAATCTTCAAATCGGTCTTTTTGTTGTAACCAATCTGTATTGCTTGCCCATTCCATTTGTGCTTCTGTTAAAGCTTCAAACTGATTTTTTGTAAGTTTCATTATCGCACCTGCCATTTATCATCAGGATATCTTTCATCTTGACCGGCACATGCCGCACACCACTCATTAACACCTTCTGCATGTTTCCATAATCTGCGCTTGTTATTATCTTGCAATAAATAAGAATGATTGCCGCAAATAATTGCGTACTTACCACCATCAGTAACACACTCTGCATAATCTAAAGTAACTGTTGTGTTGCCTACTACTTTTGTTTTTAACATATTAACCCTTCCTGGTCAATTGCGTTTACAAATGCAATTAAACACTAGGGGGCTGACAAATACCAGCACCCAGGGTCAAATGTCGTGTGATCTACCTCACCCAAAGGCCTTACCCATAGCAGTAAATGACCCATCAACATTGAATGGGATCATCTCTACGCTTACATTGCCGCGCTTTATATGGATGATCACCGCACCAGCCTGCCAATTGGCGTAGCCTTTGGTATAAGACATCTTTTTTAGGTCACAAGTGTGACCACACTCAACCCCCACTAAAACCCTCTCTAATCGGCCATTAAAGGCTTCTGAAGCACATGTGTAGCCCAATCTATGAGTATGCCCCGACACTACTGACCGCCCCCAGCGTTTACTAAGGTTTAACGCCGTTTGGCCGGCTATGTTAGATATGACCCCTTCATCCCCATGACATAGGACAAAGTTAGTTCCTGGGATTGGGTAAGGCTGTTTTGCGTAATGGATGCCTAGATCATCAAAACCCATAAAGTTTGCATATTGTAATTCCGGTAATCCCATCAATCCGGGTATGCGCTGGATGGCCTTGTATAACCGATCAGAATGATTTGATCTTGATACTACATCTGTTTTTAGATCATAAAGAATATCCTGGCAAGTAGCTCTATCTTCATCCAAAGTTTGCATAAAAGATTCAGCCTTACCATCTGCAAACCTAGAAATAGTATTAAAATCCATCTCATCACCAACATTTAAAACTAAATCAAACTTAAAGGTATTGACCAGTTTTTTTAGATTGATTACGGCTTCTGTAAATTGAAATGGGACTTGTAGATCACTGACCACAAGGTATTTGGCGTTAAATGATTTATCGCGCTTAATCTTCATCCTCATCATCTGTTGGATCAATTCGGGGAATGATCTCAGTGGGTTGGTTACCTGGATTGATCCAATCAGGCATTGATGCACCTGGCTCTGTAATTAACCAAAATGCAACATCATGGCTAAACCCGGCGGCTTTGGCCGCTTTAAACATTTCATTTAATGTGATGTAATGATTTTCTAATTTGTTCAACGCCTCAGCCTTGCGTGGCGTGCGCCGCTTACGCTGTGGTGCTTTTCTAGGTTTTTTAGTAGCCATAGTCACCAATTTTAGATCATACTATTCCGCGTATGGCGCGTTCAACGCCTTCTTCAAGACTAATTTTT